TCCTTGAACTCTGCTTATGGTGCGATTGGTAATGAATGGTTTAGGTATTACGATTTAAAGATTGCAGAAGGTATTACAACTTCTGGACAACTATCTATTCGATGGATTGAAAAGGCATTGAATGGTTACTTGAATAAACTGCTGAAAAGCGAAGAGGTGGATTATGTTATTGCATCAGATACAGATTCGGTGTACATTAGGTTTGATGAACTTGTTAATAAAGTGCTTACGAAGAGAGATGCTGAGTCGGAAGATTCATATCGACTCAGGGTCGTGGACTTCCTTGATAAGATTGCTAAAGAGAAAATCGAACCTTTTATTGATAATAGTTATCAAGACCTTGCTTCGTATGTAAACGCATTCGACCAGAAGATGGAGATGGGCCGAGAAGCGATTGCTGATAAGGGTATCTGGACTGCAAAGAAACGATACATCTTAAACGTATGGGATATGGAAGGTGTGCGTTACCAAGAACCTCACTTAAAGATTATGGGCATAGAGGCAGTTAAGTCAAGTACTCCTGCTCCATGTCGTAGTAAACTTAAAGAGTGTCTAAAGATTATCATGTCTGGTACAGAACAAGATGTGAATGATTTCATCATCAACTTTCGAGAAGAGTTTATGAAGTTGCCAGCAGAAGACATTGCATTTCCCCGTTCTGTTAATGGACTTAAAAAGTGGAGTAGTAGTTCCAGTATCTTTATGAAGGGTGTTCCTATGCACTGTCGTGGTGCATTGCTGTACAATCACTTCACTAAGAAGAATAAACTGACACATAAGTATCCTCTTATCCAAGAAGGTGAGAAGATTAAGTTTATTCACATGAGAACACCTAATCCTATGTCATCGAATGTTATATCTTTTATAACTAAATTACCAAAAGAGCTTGACATTCATCGTTATATAGACTATGATAGGCAGTATGAAAAGGCGTTTGTTGAACCTTTGACTTTTATTATGAACCAGATTGGATGGGATATTGACCGTTCTTATGGTACACAGACTACACTTGAGGACTTTTTTGGATGATATTAAATAGAACAGATGCTCTTTATGCAGCAAACGTATTCACAGATTATTTTTCTAGTTTTGGTAGAATTGATGACTACCTTAGAAGAGTAAAACTTGAACGTATGAGCAACTATCCTGTATCTTTGCCAGGCATGGGGCCTGAAGATGATATGTTCAATAATTTTGATATGCATCCTAATGACATGGAGTTTGAGTGTAGAGAAGTATCTAATGAGGTATTCGTAAACTATCTTGAGATTGTAACATCTCATGCTGTAGAAGTATCGGTGCCAGGCAAGTCTATCAAGTGGGTTGTGTATGAAAAGAATACAGGACAGATTGCTGGGTTTATTCGTTTGGGTTCACCAACAATTAACTCTAAACCTCGCAATGACTTCTTAGGTAAACCATTGAATACAAGAGACCAAGCAACAATGAAAAGGTTTAATGATTCTTCTATCATGGGATTTATCATAGTCCCAACCCAACCTTTTGGATTCAACTACTTGGGCGGTAAACTACTCGCATCTATCTGTTGTTCGCATCTAGCAAGGGATACTCTTAATAAGAAATATGGTGGCCCATTCTGTATGTTTGAGACTACCTCGCTTTATGGCACCACAAAATCCAGTTCTCAGTATGATGGAATGAAACCCTTCTTGCGGTATAAAGGTAACACAATGTCGGACTTTGCACCGCTCATCAATGATGACAATTACCACAGATTAAATGATTGGTTCAAAGAACGCAACGAGGGCGAACCTCTAGTTGACCCAATGGCAAGTAGTCGAAAACTAAAAACGCAGACTAAAATGATTTCTATCATCAAAGCATCCCTAAAGACTGTTGAACCAGAAGAGTATAGTAAGTTTGTTCAGACATTCAAAGATGCCAAAAACCTCACAGAAAAAAAGAGACAGTATATGTCAGATTTTGGATACGAGAATGTGAAAGAGTATCTTAACTTTGAAACGGATACACTTATAAAGAAAGAAAATTATGAGCGATATTCCTTCGAAGGTTGCGTAAATTGGTGGAAGAACAAAGCATCTAAGAGATATGAATCACTCAAAGCAGATGGCCGTTTACGCCACAAACTTGAGACTTTCAATCGCAACCCAGAAGAGATAACAATAATTCGATGATGGAATATAACGAAGAAAACTTAAAACTAGTATCAGATGCAATTGTAAAAAACCTTACACCTGATTTGTTACCTGTAAAATGGAGACAGAGAAATTCAATCAATCTTATGTTCGGCCATTGTCACCACTCTTCTGCTTGTTTGCAGAAGGTATTTACAACTAAGGTTATTAAGTTATATCGAGCACAAGATGACAATGAAATTTGGCATTGGTGGTGTTTAGATATTAACGAAAACCTAATTGACCTCACATCAGACCAGTATTATTCTCTAGGCAAAGAACCACCTTATGATAGGGGTGAGAAATCCTCTATGTTGGGGTTTGCATATAGAACAAGAACATTGGAATTGCTGGAAAGAGTCAAAAAAGAACTCGGCATTAAAAATGAAAATTAAAATAGAAATTGAAGTAGATACTGAAATCGAACAAGATTTGAATACAGTAGAAGAAATTATATACAAGTTAAAAGACTTGTTAGAAACCCAAGGAGATGATGAAGATGCCTAGAGAAGTTAATACACCAGAAGAATTGATTCAAGAGTGGATTGATAAAGGTAACGAGATCGAGGTGTGTCCACCTATGACACGCACTGACCCAGAAGACATAACACATATGTTGAGAAATAGATCGGCAGATGTGGGTCAACAGTAATAAAAACTTGTTGACAACACCCCATTTATAGTGTATACTGTAAGTGTACAAAGGGTTTAAAAATCCTTATATATATTACTGTAATTAGAAATACAACATAACCATATGGTAGTTGAATCTCTAATATAACAACAACAAGGAGGGCAATATGCTCAATATAAAGAAAGTGACACGAACTTTAATCGTGAAAGAAGGTCATGTAGAACCTCGTATTATTAAATTAGAAGAAATCTACGTCCCCAAACAAGACAAAAATAGTGGTAACAATCCAACTCGTTATGAACTTGATGGAAAAAATGTTCTTGATTTGCAAGTTGCTTTAATGAACCCAGATTGGTCTAAACCACTTATGATTGTTAAAGAAATCAAAGGTGGCAGGAATATTGATGGTAAGACATACTACTATGAATTAGTTGCTGGATTTCATAGGTTTGAAGCACTAACCAAAAACCACACAATTGAATGGATATTTGATCTTTATGACTTTACTGGTAAACCAGAGTTAGAGTCTGATATTCAAGCTATTGAGAATGACCATGCTCCTGCTAAACCAATGGATACAAAAGGTCTTGCTAATTGGTTACAGTACCAAGTTGAACAGGGTTTCATTGAAAGAACTGAATCTGCAATGAACAAGAAAGTAGAAATACTCAAATTCGTTTCCCCACAAATAAAAACTAATGCTGTAAATCTTGCAGTGAATACTACTGGTGCATACAAAGATGTTACTACTCGTAGTATTAAAGAACTAAAAGAACATCTAGATCAAGATGATAATTATCGTGATGACAACAGATCAAGATACTCTCACAGTGGAAGATTAGACCCACATAGGTTGGAGTTTGGTTGGACAGTTTTGGAAGGATATGAAGGTGAGTACCTGTTTAACGCAATCAAATCTTGGCACAGAGATAATAGGCCTTCATATTTTCTTGGACATGTAAAAACTCCCAAGAGTGGAACTGTAAACGATTCAAGACAAGGTATGTTGAAAAAGTTTTCTGAATTGGAAGGTGCATTACAATCTACATTAGATTATAAACAGAAACATGGCAATTGGCCTTGGAGAGTAGAATCTTTTTTCAGACAAGATAATCATCCTAATAGTCGGGAAACTTTTTGGATTGATCCAACAGAAATAGTATAAGTTAAACTGAGGGGGAGTGTACTGCTCCCCCCAATTACATAGGAAGGAAAAAATAATGGAAAACAAAGTAGTAACACTAGTTCTAACAAATGGTGCAGAAGTTATTGGTCGACTAATCTCAACTGATGAAAACAATTATACTGTAGAACGACCCCGTTTGGTGCAAGTCAATGAACAAGGCGTAGCTCTTGTTGATGGGGTCTGTATGACGGGTGTGAAGATTGATTCTACACTAGAGTTCAACAAGAACTGTGTCACATTTATTATAGAGACAATGCCTGAAATAGCAACGGGTTGGTTGACTCAAACTACTGGAATTCAAGTACCGCAAAAAGGCGTAATTCTCTCTTGACACAGTGAGTATAACGTGGTATAATATATACTGAATTAAAATTTGAAGGAGATACAATATGACTGACGAAACTTTATTAATTGACTATCAACATTTTGTTGATGAGGTCACTAGTGATGCATCGAAAGACCCAGATGCATTTGGTGATGCCTTAGACATTATTGATGAGTTTGGTGTTCCACCAGAACGTCTAATCACTGCTGCAATGGGGTTAAGTGCAGAATCGGGTGAGTTCACTGAGATTGTTAAGAAGTGCTTGTTCCAAGGGAAACCGATGGACGAACATACTATCTGGCATGCAAAGAGAGAACTTTCTGATATTTTATGGTATCTCGTTCAAGGGTGTATTGCTCTAGACACCAATCTGGAGGAAATTATATATATTAATACAGAGAAACTTGAATCCCGTTATCCTGATGGGTTTGATTCGTTTCGTTCTGAAAACAGAATAGAAGGAGATTTATAATTGGACTTTTTGAAAGATATTGCCAAAACCGCTGGCAATGAATACGCTGCATTAGTAAGTGATGGAGTAGAGGCAGGAGATGTAGATTCGTTTATTGATACGGGTTCTTATATCTTCAATGCATTATTATCTGGTAGTATCAATGGTGGACTCGCATCCAACAAGATCACCGCGATAGCAGGTGAATCTGCAACTGGAAAAACTTTCTTTATTTTAGGCATGGTTAAGTCATTCCTTGATGCAAACCCAGAAGCTGGTGTGTTGTATTTTGAGTCTGAATCTGCTATTACTCAACAGATGGTAATTGATAAAGGTATCGACACAAAACGAATGGTTATTCTTCCTGTGACTACAGTACAAGAATTTAGAACACAATCATTGAATGTTCTAAACAAGTACTTAGAAACACCAGAAGGACAGCGTGTTCCTATGATGTTATGTCTTGATTCACTTGGTATGTTATCTACCACTAAAGAAGTAGAAGATACTGCTGAGGGTAAAGAGACTAAAGATATGACACGGGCACAGATAGTCAAGGCTACTTTTCGTGTACTAACATTGAAACTAGGTAGAGCAAAAGTACCTATGATTGTCACTAATCACACATATGATGTAGTTGGTTCTATGTTCCCTACCAAAGAAATGGGTGGTGGTTCTGGATTGAAGTATGCGGCATCATCTATCGTATATCTTTCTAAGAAGAAAGAGAAGGATGGAACTGCTGTTGTTGGTAACATTATTCACTGTAAGAATGCTAAGTCTCGCTTGACCATAGAACATAAGATGGTTGATGTACGTCTGATGTATGAACGTGGGTTAGACAGGTATTATGGACTGCTAGAACTGGCTCTGAAGTATGATATCTTCAAACAAATATCCACACGGGTTATACTACCTGATGGTACAAAGACTTTTGGTAAGACTATCAATAACAACCCAGAGAAATACTTTACAGAAGAT